TACTGGTAGCCAAGTACAACTCCAGCCTGCACGAGATCACGCTGGTCAACGGGAGCCTGATCAAAGGCATCCCCGCGTCCGAGCCTGAGCGCTTCCGTGGCCCGCAGTTCCATGGTGGGTGGCTGGACGAGCTGGCCGCATGGGAGTACCTGCGCGAGTCGTGGGACATGATCCAGTTCGGCATCCGTCTGGGCACGCGCACCAAGCTGATCTGCTCCACCACACCCAAGCCCAAGGACGTGGTACTGGAGCTGATCGACCGTGAAGGCGACGACGTGACCATCACGCGGGCCAGCACGTACAGCAACATCAAGAACCTTGCGCCCAGCTTCCAGAAGCAAATCCTCCAGTACGAGGGCACCAACCTTGGGCGGCAGGAGATTCACGCCGAGATCATCGACCCAGAAGAGGGTGGCATCGTCAAGCGTGAGTGGTTCAAGCTCTGGGGCGCAGGCAAGCCATTCCCCAAGCTGGAGTACATCCTCCAGTCCTACGACTGCGCCACCAGCGACAAGACCATCAACGACCCCACTGGCTGCATCACCTTTGGGGTGTTCAAGCCACTGGACGGCGGCATGTGCGTCATGATCCTCGACTGCTGGCAAGACCACCTCCAGTACCCGCAGCTACGCCCCAAGGTAATCGACGAGTTCGAGGTGGTGTACGGCGAAGGCAAAGGCAAGAAGCGAGTGGACGTGATCCTTGTTGAAGACAAGTCCGCCGGTATCAGCCTGATCCAAGACTTGCAACAGGCCAGCCTGCCCGTCATCGCGTACAACCCCGGCCGAGCTGACAAGGTTCAGCGCCTCAGCATCGTCGCCAACATCATCAAGGCTGGCCGAGTCTATGTGCCCGAGTCCAGTGTCAAGCCGGGATTCGTCAAGGACTGGGCCGAAGGCTGCGTGAGCCAAATCTGCTCATTCCCAGAGGGCACGGTTCACGACGAGTTCGTAGATTGCATCAGTCAGGGCCTGCGCTACCTGCGTGATGCAGGCTGGATCAGCATCGACTTCCCCCGTGAGGATTCGGTGGATGAGGATGATGTCCTTGACGCGGATGAGTACAACCAACGCGTCCGATCCATGACCAACCCGTACTCCGCTTGAGTGGAGTCCGACTCCACCTTACAGGAAACTTACAATGCTACTGAAGCCCACCATCACCTATGGGTGCCACAACCGACGCGAGTTTGACCAGATCGTGGCCGTTCAAGATGGCTGGTATCAAAACTTCATGAGCGGCTGGACGCGGGAAGCCAGCATGAAATCTGTCCCCTTCACCATGGCCCGTGACTGCCAGTACACCAAGACCGCACTGGGCCAAGCCGACTCCAAGTGCCAAGGCTGCAAGCATAGACTTGACATCTAGTCAAAGGTATGATCGGGGGAAATCGTTTATCGGGGTCAAATTCACATGACTGGAACCAAATATGACACAGCACAAGAAGGCCCATTCTGGCGCGTCCGTCCACGCCGCACTAAAAAAAGCAGCACAGCTAAGCAAGAGCATCGAAAAGATTCTGGGAAAGACTCCAACGATGCACGCGGACTACCACGAGGCGAGCATGCGCAACCACTTGCGGATGCGGACATCAGGGAAATAATCCGCTCCAAGACTGGGCTCGCTCACCGGGCTGCTGACGCCTACACCCGCCAGATGTTTGGCCGGGCGTATGCACCGATTGAGAACAGCGAGAGTTCCCTGCGCAAGCAAGGCCCCATCGGCCAAGCCTTCAATCTGGCAGCGACCGAACACCCTGAGTACAAGCAAGCAGTCTTTGAGGCGTACAAGAAGCACCTGCCCGAGGCCATGAGCGCCAAGGACTACGACGACCTACTCGCCAAAGCTTACAACCAGCTTGCACACGAGACCAAGCAGCAGTTCCATAGCCTGCCGGTAGACACCAGCTACCACCGCAACGGTGAAGGCAACTACCCCAGCAGCAAGCACATGCTGGCGGACATCTACAACAATCGCCACCTGAATGTCTTCCAAGGCGGCGACAAGCACGACTTCCTGCACGAGATCGACCCTGAGACCGGCCTGAACACCAATGAGATGTTCCGGGCCGTGCATGACTTCTATGGTCATGGAGTCCATGGCACAGAGTTCGGCCCCAAGGGGGAAGAGAAGGCGTGGGCCGCTCACTCCGCCATGTTCAGTCCACTGGCACAGGCTGCACTCACCGCAGAGACCCGAGGCCAAAACAGCGTGGTCAACTACACCCCGCTCAATACCGAAATCAAGCGTGCCGTGCGCGACTTGGACGAAAAGATTAACCATGCCCGCCGCAGTGGCCGTGACGATCTGGCCGACCAAGCGCAGGAAATGAAGCGCGACCTGCTGTCCAACCACTTCCAGTACGCCCCGCAGAAGGCCGTGCTGCTGCCTCCCGAAATGAACCGTGGCGACTATGCCGGTGGCGTGCCCAGCTACATCAAGCACCTGATCAAGCCCCAGAACCCCACTGGCGCTGAACTCACGCATTTCAGCAACGAGCCCAACTTGACCCAGACCGATCCCAGCCGCTACGGCACCGGCATCAAGGGGGCTGAGGCCGAGCGCCTGCAAGACCCTGCCGCCGTCCGTGAGCGCACGTACTTCTACGCCGGTAACCCTGAGCGCGGTGAACAAGGACTGGGCTCCCACAAGTACCACACCAAGGCAGAAGACCTCTACGACGTGGCAAGTGACCCCCAAGGGCTGCATGCACTGGCACGAGAGCACAACACCACCCCATGGACGGCAAAGGCCAACCAAGGACTCACCAATGCCCAAGGCGCGTTCACTGATCTGGAGCGACTGGCCCATGAGCATGGCTACGGTGGCGTCCTACAGCGTAACACCCAGATGCCCATGGCCGCACTATTCAAGCCAGTTCCGGTGCAGCGTGCTCACATGGCCGATGGCGGAACCACCGACATAGACACCATGAGGCTTGCCACCATGATGCCGCACAAACATCGCGGTGGCACAATCAAGGATCACATCACCATCACGGAGCGCCCCCTATGAGCGGACTGTACTCACCCATCAATCGCGCAGCAGAGTTAATCAACCGCCCCAAGGGCACCGGCGCGGAGTACATGGCCGAACTCCAGAAGAAGCCCGGCTACAAGCCTGCTGAAGCCGAGGATCGTGACCTACAGGCCCTCATGGCCCTGCCCCAGATGGAGCGTGCAGCCTTCATGGAGAAGCTGCAAGCCCAAAAGAACAAGTTCCCGCTCAAGCACCGCGAACTGACTGGCACCCAAACCCATCATGGTGACTACACCATGCCCGGCGGCGAGAACTACCGCGAGATTCTGCTGCACACACCGATGCCAGAGGGCCAAGGCTTTGAAGGCCGCTCACATCACTTCGGTGGCATGCCCAACATCCTAGCCAGCATTCGCGTCAAGGATCGCACCACGCCCGAGGGTAAAAAGATGCTGCACCTTGAGGAAATACAGTCCGACTGGCACCAGCAAGGGCGTGAGTCTGGGTATCACCCAAAGGACTTGGACAAGCAACTCAAAGAGGTCGCTCAGTGGAAAAAGCGCCTTGAAAAGACTCAATTTCTTGGCATGGACAAGTACGAGTACGCCGAGCACATGAAAGCCTTGGAGGATGCTGAGGAAGAGCAGAACAAGTTGGAGCAGCTCAAGGAAGAGGGCGTCCCTTACGGCCCCCACTCGAAGGACTGGCACGAGCTGGCACTCAAGGCCATGATTCAGCACGCCGCTGAGAATGGCTACGACCAACTGGGCATCACACCCGGCGCAGAGCAGGCCAAGCGTTTCAGCCTCAGCAAACACGTTGGATCGGTGTCCTACGACCCCATCAACCGGCACTTCCAAGCCTTCAAGCCAAACCGCGAAACCATCGCCAACGAGAAGGGCGCAACGCCTGAGCGCATTCAAGCCCTGATTGGCAAAGAGGCCACCGAAAAGCTGCTGCAAGCGCCCAAAACCATGGGCCACCACTACCTTGAGGGCGAGAACCTCGACATCGGTGGCGAGGGCATGAAGGGCTTCTACGACCGCATGGTGCCCAGCTTCTTGAACAAGTTTGGCAAAAAGCATGGCGTGCAGGTGCAGCAAGCCGAACTATCGCAACCACAGATCGCCAACCGCAATAAACTGTTGTCGCAGTTTGGCGAAGAAGGAAGCGCCGTGCCCCAGCCCAAGCTGCACACTTTCGACATCACCCCGGCCATGCGCGAGGACATCCTCAAGAACGGCATACCCCGCTACGATGAAGGCGGGATCATTCACAAAGCAGAAGGCGGCAGCATGCAAGAACCCTCAGTACACCAAATGCGATCTGCGCTGATGGGCCACCCCAACATCACCAGCCTGAGCAATCTTACTTCGGTGGGTGCCAATGAAGCCCCCGGATTGCCGGTCAAGACGTTCATTCCCCCTCATGGCGCTGAAACCAACGGCAGCATTCCAGTGGGTGGAGTCGATGAGAACGTGATGCAACCCGGCCAGCAACTGATGCCCCAGCAGCCGCAGCAGGCAGCGCCACAGTCACAAGCTGGCGCACAGCCTCAGCAAGGCCAGCCACAGCCTCCACAAGGGCCTCAGAGCAACATCCTGAGCATGACACCCCAAGGTCAGGCCATGGCCGCTATGCGCCCTGCTGGCATGGCGAGTGGTGGCGGTGTAGAGCATCACCCGTCGCTGGAAATGATGCGCTCCATCCTTGCCAACAAATTCAGCCCACCAGCCACCAAGGCATCGGAGGCGCTGGGCCAGCACGAAGGCAAGACCCTCAAGGTCACCCAGTCTGACCGCACCAAGGTTGGTGGAGGCTTTCTGGGCGGAGCAGGCTTCTCTGCCTTGCAACACGTAAACCCCGAGTACGAAGGTGCCGCATGGGCCGTGGGCAAACCCGCCGCCGCGTCCAAGCTTGTTAACGCCAGTGGCCCAGACGTGCTGTGGTCTACCCTGATCGGCAACCCACACCAGCACACCTCCAACCAGATGGTGTTTGACCTGCTGCTGAATGAATTCAAAGCTGCCATCAAGGCGGGCAAGATGACTCCAGAGCTGCGCGACTCCATCAATGCGCGGCTGGCTGCTGCCTTGGGTGAGGATAAACAACCGTTGTTTGACAATCCCAACATTGCGGGCAAGAACTTCTTCAAAAACCTCAGCACTTTTGATCAACGCCGCGTCATGGCTAACCTCATGGGTGGCGCAGGCGTGGGCGGCAAGAAGGGCCAACTGTTCGACTACGACAAGATCGTTCACGAGACCACCGATCCTGAGCTGCGTGGAGCACCAACCCACGCGATTGGCCCGCGCTTGTTCAGCCTCACTGGCGAGCGTTCGCACCAGCCAGACCTGCACCCCGCATTCCCGCACATCCTGCATGGCGAGGACTTGGGTCAGGTGTATCACCCGGTGCCCAGCGATGTGATGTTGCCCGACTTCCATGAGCACATCCAAAAGACCAAAGGGCGCAAACCCGGCGTGATGGACTTGACGCGTAACACTCCGTCGCAGTTCATTTCTGAGAAGTTCTTGACCGGCTTGCAGAAGCAAGGGCACAAAAAGGGTGGTGGAGTTAAACTACACACCGACCAAGACACCATGGCGCTGGAACTCAGCCGCAAGAAAAAGGTTAAATGATGGCCGACATTGACGACACCCAAGACGACACCCAAGTAACCGAGAACGACGATGGCAGCGCCACCGTGGACATGCCTGATGTCCAAACCGAAGAGCAAGAGGACGGCTCGGCCATCGTAACCATCGAAGGTGGTGGCCCTCAAGACAACCCCGACTTCTACGGCAACATGGCCGAGTGGTACGACGACGGTGAGCTGGGCACGCTGACCATGCGTTACCTTGACATGCTTGAAATTGACAAGCAGGCCCGAGAACAGCGCGACAAGCAATACGAAGAGGGCATCAAGCGCACCGGCATGGGTAACGACGCACCCGGTGGTGCCACGTTCATGGGTGCTTCCAAGGTGGTTCACCCTGCCATGGCTGAGGGCTGCGTTGACTTCGCTGCCAAGGCCATCAAAGAAATGTTCCCGCCAGACGGCCCTGTCCGCACCAAGGTGCTGGGCAAGATGGATGAATTGAAGCAGGAGAAATCCGAGCGCAAGCGTGACTACTTGAACTGGCAGATCACCGAGCAGATCGAAGAGTTCCGCGACGAGCAAGAGCAACTGCTGACCCAGCTCCCACTGGGCGGATCGCAATACTTCAAATTGTGGTTTGATGAGAAGAAGAAGCGCCCCTGCGTGGAGTTCTTGCCAATCGACCGCATGATCCTGCCGTTTGCAGCAACCAACTTCTACACCGCCCAGCGTGCTGCTGAGGTGCATGAAATCACCGAGTACGAGTTCAAGCGCCGCGTCAAGAGCGGCATGTACCGCGACATCAACCTGATCCAGTCCAACACCCAGCCCGAGCAGAGCAAGGCCCAGAAGGCCAACGACAAGATCGAAGGCAAGAAGTGGGAAGACAACCAAGACGGCCTGCGCGAGGTGTTCCACATCTACACCTACTTGGAGCTGGACGAGGACAAAGAGACCAAGGGCGAGTCCGCTCCCTACATCCTGATGATCGACAAGCTGGACAACAAGGTTGTCGGCCTGTACCGGAACTGGGAAGAGGAAGACGAGACCATGACCAAGCTCGACTGGATCGTCGAGTTCAAGTTCATCCCATGGCGCGGTGCATACGCCATCGGCCTGCCTCACCTCATTGGTGGTCTCAGCGCCGCCCTGACCGGTGCTCTGCGTGCCCTGCTGGACACCGCCCACATCAACAACAGCGCCACCATGCTGAAGTTGAAGGGTGCCAAGATCAGCGGCCAAAGCCAGCAGGTTGACGTGACCCAGATCGTGGAGATCGAAGGCGCACCCGGCGTGCAGGACATCCGCCAGATCGCCATGCCCATGCCGTTCAACCCACCCAGCCAAGTTCTGTTTGAGCTGCTGGGCTGGCTGGACACCGCCGCCAAGGGTGTGGTATCGACCAGCGAAGAGAAGATCGCTGACGTGAATGCCCAAGCCCCCGTGGGCACCACCCAAGCCCTGATTGAGCAAGGCGCGGCGGTGTTCTCGTCGATCCATGCTCGGTTGCATGAGTCCCAAGCCCGCGTACTCAAAATCCTGTGC